AGAATTAGCAGAAGGTATGGAAGAGCTTAATCAAGCTGATGTATCTGAAGAAAATTTAAGAAAATTCGGTAAAGGTTTAGGTGCTTTTGCTGAAGAGTCTAATCCTTTTTGGACTAATTTTGGAGCCATAGGTACTGCAAATATGATTAAAAGTATAGCAAGTGCTGATTTCCAAAATCTAGCCGATGGCATGAATGCTTTAAATAATATACAACAAGTTAGTCCTAATTTAGAAGAAAACTTAACTAAGTCAGGTCAGGCTCTAGCTGCATTTATTCTAACGTTAACTGAAGATGAATTATTTGATAGCCCATATAAAGACGGATCTAAAATTATTAAAACTTTAGGTGAAAGAAACTCACTTAAAAACCTAGCAGACGGCATAAAGCAGCTTAATACTATAAAAGATGGTGAACAAACTAAGATGCATCTTACTTTAATAGGACAAGGACTTGCTGAACTATTAGCAGGAACAGATAATTTCTTTGGTACTAGAGGTATGAAAAGGTTAGATGATGTTGATTTTTCTCATATCACAGAAGGTTTACAATCATTACAAAGTGTAGCTTCTACAATGGTAGAATATACTGGACCTGATGGTACATCAAAAATGGTACGTAATTCAGAAATAATGGAACAAGATTTCAAGTTAGTTGCTGAAGCTATTGAGGGTATAACAAGCAGTGTAGGTTATATTGAATCACTTGCTATGCAAAACTTAGCTGTATCAAGAGGTGGATTGTTTGGAGAAGATGTAAATCCATTAAAAGAAATAGGGCTAGGTCTAGCTGAGATTAATAGAATACCTGATTTTGATCCAGAAAAATTTAAAGATATTGCTGATGCTTTATATTTCTTAGTTACAGGTTCAAGAGGGGAGACCTTATTACAAGAATTTGATAAATTAGGACTAGATGGAGATGACGATAAATTTGCTATGTATATGGCTACAGCAAATAAGAATATGCAAACATTCGTTTCTATATTTACTGGTGGTAGCTTAACTCAAGTAGCAAAAGCTCTTCAAGAGCTAGGACCTGGTATGGCTACTTTTGCAGACGTACCTGAAGATGTTACTGAGAATTTTGCAAAAGCTATGGATGCAATGAAGCCGTTAGTTGAAAATTTAAGTGATGAAAATATAAGTGGTACAGGCAATTTTAAAAAATTAGATAAATTTATTAAGTCTATTAATAAAATCGATACAGATAAAATGGTAAATCTTTCCGAAGTAGCTGATGCATTAGGTGTATCAGTAAGAGGTCAACCTATTTCTCAAGCACAAGTAGAATCTTTACAAAAATCAGTAATTCAACAATTAGTTGCTTCTAACTTAATTGATTCATCTCAAGTTAATCAAATTAATTCTGTGACACCAACTTATTCAACTAGTTATAACTCAAGCGGTCCTTCCATAATTGCACCAGCAACAATCGTAACTAAATAAAAAAATAGGGCGGCATGATACCGCCCCCAGAAGAGAATTAGCTTATTCAGCTAATTTTTGAAAAAACGACATTGTGTCGTCATCACCAGATTCAGAAGAAAGAGGAACATCTTCATCAGCTGATGTAGTTGGAATAGAAGGTGCAGCTGTCTCAGGTTGAGGTTGAGGTGCTGATGCAACTTGACTACTCGTTTCACCTAAAGCCAAAACTCTATAGAGCTTAGTCTTTAATTCATCATATGACTTGAAATTTTCTGCAGTAGTAAACTCATTAAGAGCATGCTCTGATTTCCATACTGTTTCAAGTAAGCTGTCATCATCGCTCAGCGGTGCTGAACTATCAAATTCCGACTTATCATAATTCCTGTAACCCTCTACATTACGTATTTTAAGCTTGAAGTCAGCTCCAGCCCAAAGATCAAATGGGTTAACAGGTTTTTCATCTTCAAATTGTGGATTCATAAGATCATTTAATTTCTCAAAGATCTTTTTACCATATTTGTAGAGGAATACTTTACCTTCATTTTCAGGTCGTGTAGGATCTTTTACAACGTAGATATTAGAATAAAAAGAAAGTCTTCTTTTATACTTTCTGACTAGATCTTTATTAGCCTCAATACCTGAATTCCAAAGCATAGTATTATACTCTGATACAGGATCTTTTTGACCAATAGTTGTTAAAGATTTTTCGATATACCATTGACCAGTAGGGCCTTGGAAGCCATGATCCCATACTCTTACGAATGGAACGTCTTCTCCTTCTGGTGCTGGTAAAAATCTGATAACTGCATAGCCATTTCCTGCTTTATCAACATCAGGTTTCCAGATTCTTTCATCTGGTCCATTTTGATTTTTAGGACTGCTATCCAGCTTCGTTAGTGCCTCGGTGAGTTTGTTTAGCTCTGAAGCCGAGTTCTTCTTGAGCGCTTCAAATGATTGCGACATATTTTTCTCCTTGCGTATTGCGGTATATATTGCGGTTTATTTGCGGTTTATCTATCATTAAAATAATCCAAAGTAATGGTCTTAAACTTATCTAAATTTATAGATAGGAAAGGCCTATACTTGGTTATTATAGTATATTTATCTTCCCAGATCAAGTCTTTTTGCAAAAATTTATTCCAGGTTTTACTATAATCCACTAGCATATCTAGTATGCACATAGTTTCAATACAAACTTCGTTTCTTAAATATAGTCTCAATAAATGAGGGTGCCCATATTTTTCAACTGCAAAGTTTTTATCAAAATCTTTATCAAGATTATCTAACTCATTTTTAAAAGTATAAGTTAGAGACTCTTGTCTCTTTTTCCATTTGCGGTATATGTCTTCAGGAGCAGATTCTCTCAATTCACCAATCCAGAAATCTTTATCTCCATCTACTATATTAGCTAATAAAAAATTCTCTACATCTTTATGCTTAGATAATTTCATGAAAAAATACTTATCTTTTCTCATATCAAAAGCATGCTCAGATGCTCTTACTTTTCCATTATAAGTAAAGTAATTGTAATGTTCCGTTGTAAAGTGTTGTTTAAGAGCAAGATACTTTATGTATACCTCATAAGGGGAGATTGTGCTCTTCATAGTACCTCTTAAATCTGTCCCAACCTTCAGCGGGCTCTGTCTCAGTGTCATCCCAACATTCATAATATTTCTCTAATTCATATAACCAAAAAATAGCTGAATATCTAATTCCACCAGTTACAGGAGTAACTCCGTGCTTCATTTTTGAATCAAATAAAACAGCATCGCCAATATTTAAATCTATAATTTTAGCTTCACTTTCAAGATCGCTTTCATCACATTGTAATTTAAATATACCACCATTATAGTCGCTTCTGTTGTTAAGTGCAATAGTTATAGAGACATCTCTTGTAGGCCTTCTATTCATTAAGTAAAATTTTTCTGGGTCAGTTACTCTATCACCTTTATGATCAGCAAAAACTGTATAATCTATTGTGTCTTTATGCCAATCAAACTTAGCTTTTATTTTAGCATCATATTTTAAAATACTAATAGCCTCATTACAATAGTACTTGTTGTTAAAAAGCTCATTTGCCTTTCTAATTACTTTAGCACCAATAGTATGTGTATGAAGATAGTTAATAGGAGATGCTTCTGTTATTCTAGCACCTGTAGTAGTAGGCATTCTTTTTTCACTAATAGACGATGCTCTTGTCCAACGGTCGTCTTTAAGAGCAATAAGATCAAATACCTCTTCTCTAGAGAGAAGATTTCTAATAACAAAACTTTTCATTATATAGGTAGTTTATTACCTGAAGCCTTTAATAGTTTATTACTTTCCGATTCTGCTGCTAATTTAGCTTTAAGTACATGACTGTTTTTAACTAAAGATGCTATAGTTTCTATCTCAACATTATTCTGTTCAGCGTAGTGTGTAAGAGCATCTAGATAGCCAATTTTTTTATCATTAACAAAAGTCTCAATAGATAAAGCAAAATCTTTTACTGTAATTATTTTCTCATCAATTTGTTGTTGGATAGTTTTTTTATCCTGCATTTCTCATTCTTTCAACTAACCTTACTGATCTATTTCCTACTTGATGATACCATCTTGAGTCCATCATTTGATTAGCTGCCTCTTCATAATTTTCTTCATTAAGAGCTCCAATAAATTTCTTAAATTTACTTAATCGAGTTCTTCCCATATTAAACATCATATTAATAAGTATCTCTTGTACTTCATCTAACTTTTCATCAAAGTCAGGGAATAATACTTTACACTCATTAACTGTAACTTCTAGATCATGGTCAAATACTTCTAAGCATCTTTCTTCTGAAACTGGAACACCAACCTCTTGACCGAATTCTGGATCGGATTCTAGAACTAAATGTCCTATTCCGAATGTAGGATAACCTAAGTGATCTTTATAGATCTCATAAACTATACCCTCGTCAATTTTTAATTGATCAATTACTTTTTGTTTATCGTACATATTTACTCCGTATATTATATAATAGTTTGTAAGTTATTTCAACTATTTATTCTACCTTAAATACAAGGCATTCTATAGCCATCTACGTGGAAATTATTATTAATACATTCAGATGTATTATTATACAGGTACCAGTTTCTTAAGACAACAACTGTAAGAACTGTATTCATAATTGTCATTTGTCCAGCTTCAGAATTCTGAGCTGTAAGTGGAACAAAGAAACCTTTATGTGCTATAAACTCTATTGGACTTGGTTCTTCTGGTAAAAAAGGATTGCTTTCTTTTATATTAGGATTATTTTTTATAAAGTAATATGAACCAGCCATATCAAGAAAGTTTATAATATAAAAATATCTTAACTGTTCATCAGTCGGATCATTTTTTATTTGTAAAAATCGTAACCTGTTCTTCCTTTCCTTTGACTTTGATACTATCGACCTCAGTAAATTCTCCTGTTGTACAGCTTTCACGAGTGAAGGATGATAACAACAAGTCCACCCCATCGTAATTTCTTGTTTGACCTTCGAGTCTAGCCGCGAGATTGACGGCATCTCCGATGACGGAATAGTCAAATCGTACTTCAGATCCCATGTTCCCGACGATGCACTCACCTGTATTGACACCAATGCCAACATTGATAGGAGGTAAGTTGAGAGGTTTAAGTTCATTGTTAAGTTTTTTAGTAGCTTCAATTATTTCAACCGAGGTTTTTATTGCCATATCGGCATGATTATTACACGGTAGAGGCGCGTTCCAGAAGGCCATAATACAATCACCCATGTACTTGTCTACCGTTCCACCATTATTTAGGATAATCTTTGTCTGAAGATCTAAGAACTTGTTAACTAATTCAACTAAACCTTCTGGATCATTTTTATTTTTATAATGCTCACTTATAGGAGTAAAACCACATATATCCATAAACATAAAACTCATTTCTTTTCTTTCTCCTCCTAACTTTAGTAATGATGGATCATCCTGTAATTGTTTTACTAAATCAGGGGATACGTAAGTGCCAAATTGTCTTTTTATTTGCTGCTTCTGTTTATAAGTATTATAGAATTGAATAAATGCTCCATGGCTAAATACTAGTACAGAAGATATAATTATCCAAGTAGGATCAAATAAGAGATATTTTGAATAAAAGAATGAGGAAGAAGCTAAACCAGCAGCGCCAACGAAAAAGAGGCTGGCAATCCCAGATATCCAAACGGCAGCTCGACTTAATAGAACGAGACAAAGAAGACCAAGAAGTGCTTGAACGATTAGCTCAACGAAAGAAAAATAATTGGGACGCTTAATTACTGTTCCGTCTATTATAGTCTTTACTAAGTTAGCCTGAATATCATGTGGATACATTGCTCCAACTGGTGTGGGTATAATATTGGTTCCTTCAAAAGTAGCACCTATTATTAAGATACTGCCTTGAGGTATATTCTCTCCCCTTATATCCCCTATGCTAATGCGTTTAAATTTATTCCAATATGTGTTATATACAGTACCATCATCTAACGTGGAGATCTTAGCATACGCAGGGATACGCACCCATTCAATACCAACATCATTAGTTTTTATCTGATATGAAATATCGCCAACGGCAACCCTTAGAATTTCTAAAGCAAATGATGGATAAACCTTTTTGTTTGCTGAAACAACAATAGGTACTTTTCTAACTGTACCATCTATATCTGGAATAGCCCCTATAGAGCCATACCCGCTTGCCGATTTTGATAATATTTCTTGAGGTAGAAGTATACCTGGAAAGTCAAGAGTATAATCTTGAGCTGGTATTCTACCAAGCGTAGCTGTTCCTACATGTAATTCTCTTTCTGTCTGAATTTGGTTGGTAGGTGCTGTTGCTAATATAGAGGGATAATATTGGAGTGTTTCTGCTAATGACCAATCACCGTTGAATCTATCTTTTTCTGAAAGAATAATAGAAAGAGCAAGAAGGTTGTCAGGGGGGATATTATTTAACTCAAAAGCTAGTTCTTTTCTAGGCCAAGGCCATTGACCGAACTGCTGTAATGATTTTTCATCTATATCAACTAATATTATTTGATCTGAAGTAACTACTTCATGATTACGCTGAAGCATATCAAAATAGTTTAATCTAGTTGCTTCTAATAAAAACGGATCAGCTACTCTCAATGAAAGTAGTGCTAATAGAGTTATTCCGGCATGCCAGAGTTTCAATTAATTACCTTGTTGAATTGATAGTGTGCAACCACCAACTGTCATACAGTTTTGTGATAGTGAATAAGAATAAGTAGTAGTACCTAGTTGTTTAAATATTAAATCAGTTCCATATAACCCGTCAAGTGTAATGTTTGCTGTATGAGTTGCATTTGCCCCTTTTTGTCTTGCAGTAACA